GAAAACGAGCGTTTCACGGTTATGGAGTTCTGATGAGCAGAAAAAATAAAAAAGTGCGCATGAGTTCACGCATTGATCTCGCTGATGCGCTCAGGAAAGAATCATCGCTCAGTGCATTCACATTTGATGGTCCTTATCGCCTGACCGGGCATGACCTGCTGGACAATATGTACTGTGCTGATAACGGGCGGTGGTATGAAACCCCGGTGGACTGGTACGGTCTGGCAAGAGCCGCCCGGCAAACGTCCTGGCATCAGTCTGCGCTTTACTTTAAGCGCAATGTATTGCTCGGGTGCTACATCCCGCACCCGCTGCTTTCCCGGCAGGATTTCTCGGCGCTGGCGCTGGACTGGTTTGTGTTCGGTAACGCATTCCTTGAGCTTCGGAGCAATATGCTCGGCGAACCGCTTAAATTACGGCACGCCCTGGCGAAATACATGCGACGCGGAAGCGATCTTGAATCATGGTGGTATGTGCAGGATGGCAAGGACGCGTTTCAGTTTCGCCCTGGCAAAGTGTGCCACCTGATGAACCCGGATATTAACCAGGAAATCTACGGCATGCCGGAATATCTCGGCGCATTACTCTCGGCCAGCCTGTCTCATTCGGCGGACATGTTCAGAAAACTGTATTACGACAACGGATCCCACGCCGGATGCATCATCTACATCGGTGCAGCGCAGGTAAACCGTGAAAGCATGGACTCCCTGAAAGAAACGCTACAGGGGGCACGTGGTGGTGGTGCGTTTAAAAACGTGCTCATTCATGCGCCCAACGGGGGCAAAGAGGGGGTGCAAATTTTGCCGTTCCAGCAGATCACCGCAAAAGATGAGTTCATGAATGTTAAGGCGGCGTCCCGTGATGATGTGCTGGCTGCGCACCGTGTTCCGCCGCAACTGATGGGGGCGATGCCGGGCGAAAAAAGTGCGTTTGGTGATGTGGAGAAGGCCGCGCGGGTTTATGCAATTAACGAGCTGATGCCCGTTATGGAGGCCATGAAGCACATCAATGACTGGCTTGGCGAAGAGGTGATCCGCTTTAACCCTTACGCACTGTTAGACACCCCGCCCACATCCTGACGCGCTTCGCTTGTCTGCTGCTTCGCCGGGGCATAAAAAATTTATGCCCCGACTCTCCAGCTCCTGTATCAATCAGATAATTTCACGACGCCTTCCAGCTTATTGCCATCATCGGCGGTCAGGCTCTTACGCAATCCCATCGCGCTGACTGCATGTTCTCGCCGCCTCAGTGCGATTTTGACGGCCTTATCTGCCACCCCATCAAATCAAAAGCCCTCACGTCTTTTTCACGCTCAGCGTGAGAAAGACAGCCATTCTGTTGTATCTCTGCGACATCGTTCAGGGAATGCTATTTACCCCCTGAAACGCGGGCTGTTCCCCCGTCACCTGCGCGCAGAAAAAACGCATTTTTTTGTGCACGCACGGATCCTTGACGGATCCAGCCGCCATGCGGGCCGGAAGTACAAAAAGTCGTTCAAAAAAATTGTGCAAACTTGTGCACTATCGTGCAAACAAAAAAAAGCGCCTTATCGGCGCTTCAAAAGTATCAATTGTTGCTGTGTATTAATCGCCAACCACGAACATATGCTTCATAGGCATCTCTGTGCCTTACAGTTCCAGCCTGGCTAAACGGAATGTTAGCTAAAACTAAATCATTCTGAGCCATAGCGCGTCCTTCAAGCGCATCTTTTATGCCTAGCTCAAAAGCACAGGCAGCGCATTTGTGCCGACCTTCTTGTCCTTGATATTCAGGGAGAGACAGAAATGTTGGGTTATAACGATGAGGGTTCTTGCAAATACCTGTTTTAGCCCGCACTTTATTTACCTCATAGGAAAAATATGCGTGCCTTTACAGAGGTGCGTGTAAGCAATAAAATATACGACGCACATTTTGATTTACTTCGGAAGGCACGCATATCAGGTTAAGTGAGTCCGACCGAGTTTTACGCCCCAATAGTTGCTGCTATTGGGGCGTTTTGCATGGACAATGCCGCGCAATTATCTTGTCGCTCACAATGCGAACGATCTTACAAAAAGGCACATTACTGTCAAGATAATTGATCGTTTTAATCGATAGATAATAGACAATCTATTTGTTTAACAGATCGATTATTGAAGTAAGTGTGCCAAATGGAATGATACTGTTTCTATAAACGTGAGCATTTTTCGTGCAGATGCTTTTACTCAGGAAATAACGCCCGGATATTCCCAGCCATCTGGCTGGTTATCTTAGCCACTGGTGCAGACTGTGCTTCAAACTTTTTTGAGCTGATTTGTGTCACAGGTAACATCTCATCATCAGCCCATGCGGCCAGTCGGTAAGCCTCTGCCGGATTCGTCTTCAGAAGTGCCAGCCCGGCCAGAAAAGCCACGCGTTGGCCGCTTTTGCGGGCTTCTGGTGTAAGGCTGTCCAGCCAGGCGCATGCTTCTCCTTCGTTCTTGACGGCAGCTGGCTTCAGATAGAAACTTATTCTTCTGGTTGGTGTCGTCATTGGTTTACTCCTTGTTCATTGCGTACAGCCCATTAACCAGAGCAAATTGTGGCACCCCGTCCGCGATGAAAGTCGCATTAACTCCGCAGGCTTCGCGGATAGCGGGTGCCACAATCTCCGCCCCTCCACCGACAACCATCACCCGCCCGTAACCGGAAAAACCCGCCAGCGCGCGGATCACTCGTTGTTTCAGTGTCTCCTCCTTTTCACGAATAACCGCCATCAGGCTGTTGTAATGCGCGTCATTGTGAATGTGCTGGCGCAGCCAGGCTTCATCGTGACGGTGCTCAATAATGGTATTGGCGATGTGGTGACTGGTACGCATACCGTTAGTGGCCATCACCGACAGTACGGCATCGGCCATCAGGGAAACGCCTACGTGTGGATCGCAAAACACCTGGCTGATACCTGCCAGTTGTCCCTGAACCTTTGCCACATCCAGCGTGGTTCCGCCTAAATCCACAATCAGCAGGGATTCAAACGGACTCATGTCAGCCAGTGCCTTAAAGCCAGCCGGAATGGATTCAGGCATAACCCGTACATTACGGATAGTGAATGCTTCGCCGTTCTGGTATTCCACCGGGCGCATAACGTTCGCTTTTTTGCGGTTGATGTTGGCCATGTCCGGCTGTGCGTTTGTGTCGAAATATTCGCTCAGTGGCAGGGTGACAACCACATCCACCTCCTGTGGCGTGATGCCTGATTTGACCAGCGCGTGATGAATGGCAATGACATTCACATCACTGTACTGATATTGCGTGTCAGTCGTCTGGACAAAGCGATCGCTGACCGGATCAAAACCATAGCGCACGCTATCAAGCATGTAGTTCGCGGGCTGCGTGCCACCGAACGGCGCAGACCATTCCGACTTGAAGCTGTTCGGGCTGATGGCGTTGCGGCGTTCGCCGTTCTCAGTCCATGCCAGCTTGATGTTGGTGGAGCCGTCGTCGATACAAATTTTCATGTCGATTTTCCTTATGTTGATTAATTAACCGTTTACGGGATTCTGAAATCCCGCTTTTGCCTGTTTTGTGCGCACTTCATATTTCGCGGCGCGTTTTTTGCTCATTTACGGGATTTGTGAATCCCGTTTCTGTCTGTTTTTTGTTTCCACTGGTCAGGTCACCCCGCAGCAGGTCTGCTTTGCGGCGGGCGCGTTCAGTTGTTTCACTGATTCTCTGTTCGTGCTCTGCGTCGCGGATGGCGCGCAGCATGTCAGAAAGTACGGTAACGGGTGTTTTCATGGTGTTCTGGTCCTGCTGAAGTGTGGATGCCAGGCGTGCGGCGGCTTCAGGGTCTGATGCCCCTAGTTGTTCCAGATAGCTGGCGACTGGGTTATGGCGGATCTCCGTGCTGCTTACGCCGTGGTTACGGCTCAGGCGTTGCCAGAGCTGCGTGATTCGGCTGTCCGGGCGGGTATCCGGTTTGCGTACAATTTCAAATCCCTGCGGTGCAATGATGCTGCCGTCAACGTACAGACTGCCGCCCCGTAACAGGTGCTGCATCTGCTGTTCACCGATATGCAGGCCGAGAGATTCAGCAGACTCCCGCCATTCTTTAGCGAGTAATTCGTGGTTATCAGGCAAAGGCTGTGGCTGTTTGCGGCTCTGTGTCCAGTTCTGCATTTCATCACTGCTGTTTTTTGCCTGTTTGTCACGCAGCGAACGCATCAGCGCCCGGCGTTCGTGCCGTTTCAGTGAGCGCACCCATTCGTTCACGTCAACGCCGTCAGGAAGCTGCGGCCACGGTGCTGGCCGTTCTTCCGGCTGTTCTGTCCCGTTGTTGTCTGTTTCCTGTACACGGGGACAGTTATTGCCACGAGTCCAAGGGGCGGCAGGGCCGCCCTGAAGGTCAAAACCATTTTCGCGGGCGCTGTCTTCCGCTTCCGGTTTACGTCTTACCAGCTTCCAGTTATCCGGATGTGTGCACACACGGGAAGACTCCCCGATGAGTGGTGACCAGATCCCGTAAATCTGTACGCTCTGTTCGCCGTAATCGTTCAGCTCATCTGCGAGGTCGTAGGCGGTGCGAATCAGGTAGTCTTTGCGTGGAACAAGTACGCCGCCCTGTTTCTCAATGTAGGTGGCAAAACACCCGGCATCAGCGGCAGCGAGTACCGCATCCATTGCATCATCCTTCAGCCGTTGTGGGCCTTCCGGGTTGCGTGCCATCTGGCTGGCAAGGCGGCGGAGTTCACGCCATACCTGACGAGAGGGAATGCCAAAGAACTGGAACTGGCGGACCCGGTGAAGGCGCGCCCAGCCGATGGCGCGTTCCACGCTCTCTGCCATTGATTTTCCGGTTTCGTGGTCAACGCGTGTCTTGCCCGTTTTCGGGTCGATGCCATCCACGGCGCGGCTGTCCAGGTTCTTTCCGATGTAGGTGGCGATGTAGCTGGTTGGCGTGCCTTTTGAGCCGTCTACGTACTCAGCCTTAAAACGCGGAGTTATGTCATCGCCCAGCTCGTGGCGGTCTTCCTGAATGGCAATATCGCAGACATGGGACACGATGGTTTCAATCTCGTCCGGATGTGCAAAGACCATCATATGCCAGTGCACGGTGCCGTCATGGTGAGGCTCCACCGTGCGGATGCCATACCAGCGCAGGCCATCGCGGTTCAGTTTTTTGCGGACCGCCGCAAAAAACGTGTTAACCAGGTAATCGCTGGAGTCGCGCATGGTGGCCCCGTTCCATTTGGGATTCGGATGACCGTTCTCTGTTGTGGCGTGGTATTTTGACGGGCAGGTGACAGTCAGAAACACCGCTCTGTCGCCACGGGCTTCGGCCAGAAGTTCCAGCCCCTTCATGGTGGCCATCATTTCTGCTTTACGGTGGACCGGGTTACTTACTCCCGCGTAATACACCGTCTCGAGATCAATCGTGAACCCGTCTTCGTTTTCCAGCATGAAACTTTTCAGGAAATCGCGTGTTTTCTCGCGCTGTGCGCGAAACTCGCTTAACGCGTCCTGGCTCAGATAGGGCGATGTTTTTCTGGAAACCAGACAGGCGGCGCGGAGTTGTTCTTCCCGCCACTCGCAACGTAACAGCCACAGTTTGCGTTTCCACCATTCCGCACAGGTCAGGCGGAGGATTGCGCCCGGCAGCAGTTCCGTGTCCGGTTCGTTCTTGCGGTCTTTGTCTGTTGTCAGTGCGTCATAATGTGGAGGCATGGCGTGCAGGTGTAACGCCATGCGGGCCAGCATCTGATACGCCTTCAGTGCCACCTCCATGGTCAGCTCACCATCGGTCGCGCCAAAGCCATCGCAGAGTTTTTCGAAGGTGCTGCTGAACATCGCCGCCGTCATGGTGGCCAGCGTCTGTATCTGGTGCTTGTTGAGCTGCGGCAGGTAAAGCAAATCATCCAGGCGTTCGCGTCCGGCAAGGGAGCGATAACCCGGTGTCAGCCAGCGGTGGTCGGTGCGGTCCAGGCGTTCGAATATTTTGCGCAGGGTTCCGCGCGCGTAGCGTTCAGCCTGCCAGCTCTTTTTGCCTTTCTGGCGATCGGCTTCCTGTTTTTTGCGCAGGAAAGAGAGGTGGCGGCTCAGAGGTTCACGCAGATAAACGGGAAGCACCTTCAGTGTGGCAAAAGCACGGGCCACCGGGTCTTGTTCTGTTGCCTGACGCTTGCTGATGATGCTTTGTGCCAGCTTTTCACGCTGTCCGGCTTCCTCAAGGGATGCCATGAGTTTTTTACCCACGGTGGATTGTGCGAAAAAGGCTTCCTCCTTCGCTTCCTGTTCTTCCAGAGCCTTTTTGTCTGCCTCAAGGTAGTAACGGATGGCGCGTTGCAGGTCGGTTTCAGTTTCCTGCCTGTGCTCCGTAAATCTGGCCGGATCAATGGCTGGCCGTGGTTCATTCCAGCTCCATGCAAACTCATTCATGGCTGGTATCCCGTCACGCGCTGCCACTCCTGCGAGAAGAGGGCAGAAAGGCGGTTAAATTCAGCGGTGTATTCACTCAGCGAGGCACACCCGCCAGCAGTGCGATGCGCCAGCATTGCCGCAAATACGGAGGCCGGGGAGTCGTAATACGCCAGCAGTGATTCTCCGTGTGGTGTCAGGCAGTGCAACGCCAGCCCGTGTGGTGTGAAGTCCACGCGGTAGCAGTCGTCTACTGTGAAATAAAGGGTGTCTGCATTCTCCGGTTTTGTGGTGCGTGCTCTGTTGTCACGACCACGGATGTAGAGATCAAATAATCCCTGAAGAACGGGAGCCAGACGGGTGTCCTGTGTGCGCACCCATCTTGTGAAGTCATGAGCGTCAATCATGCTGCAATTCTCTTTACTACAGATGTGCGAAGGCCTCCCGCCGCAAGGTGCAGGAAAGGCCCGGAACAGGAATTAATGGAGTTTGTTTTGCTGCTGGAAGAGTTGTTGCAGCTCGCGCAGATCATCCGCCAGATAGCTGAAAACAGAGGCGGAATAGATGTTCGATAGCGCGTGGCTGCGCTCATGCAGCATATTGATGTGCATGATTTGCGCGACGCGTGATGCGCGGAAAAGTCTACGGTTGATTTCAGTCTGGATGTGACGACGCGCAGCGTATGCGCGCTGTTGTTTGCGGTTTGCCATGGTGTGGCCTCTTTGCTCGGTGATAGAAATAGCTCACCATCCAGAGTTGAGAATCTCGGGGTGGCGAGACGTACAGGGTTCTCAACACCGGAGAGCAAAGAATCCGGCCCGACCGAAGTCGGCCCCGTACGCCCCGCCATAATTCTGACGCGAAAAAGACGTGGCAATACAGTACGCACAAAAAAACCGCTGGCGCGGTTATGCGCTTTGCTCTGTATCGGGTTGAGAATCCCGGCACCCGTTTTATGAGGTGCAGCGGAAATGTAACCTGACCGATTGCGGCATGGCAAGCGGTTTTTTTGTGTGTGCATGTTCTGGTTTCTTACTGGTTCAGAAAAAAATCAAAAACCTTGTCAATGCGTTGCAGCAGCTCTTGCTGCATTGCTTCCGGCGTTTCCGGTTCGCCAGGTGCCCCCAGCGTTGCGCAGAAATCAGCGATTTCATGATGGAGCGTCAGGCGAATGGCAGGAGCCGTGGTTCTGGCGTGCTCCAGCTGATCCAGCAGTGCCAGCACAGCAGACGGCGAGAGCATTGCGCGAAATGCCAGTAATTTTTGAGGAGTTGCCATTCGTTGCAGGGCAAATGCCAGTTCGCGTAGCTTCTGGTGGTTGATGGTGCTCATGTTCTGGCTTCCTTCAGTAGCTGGTTAAACATGTGAGTAAGTGGATTGCTACACCCGAACGGCATCGGGTTTACGTGGTAAGAAGCCTGGCCTCCAGTTTTGCGAGCGCGACCACCTGTGCTGCGGTTTGTTCTGATGACTAAGCCGCCGCGCCAAAGTTGGCGTAACTCAGCATTAATGGCTGTGGTTGGAGTATTCAGTGCTGCGGCGATCTCTCCGCCGCTACACCCCGGATGAGTAGCGATGTAGTCCAGAATGGTCATCTGCGTGGCTCCTGTACTTGTCGGATAAGATTCACCCGCGCCACGTTGGTGGCGCAGAAATAAGTGCCGTCAGTGAGGTAGATGTGGTGCGCATCCTTTTCCGAACGATGTTTGTCGATAGTGGTAATCAGGCGTTCGTCGACCTCGTATTCGCGCCCTCTGGAGGTAAAGCGAACGACGGAAAAATGCTTAATTGCCATTGCGCCCCCTTTGTCCAGTAACCCTATGCGTTAAATACGGCACGTTGCGCGTCATCAATGAATACAGCTTGAGAGCGTTCTATCAGGCGGAGATTTGTCAGAAGCTCAGACTCTTTTGTGTGGTAAGGCGTTATCAGGTATTTGCCGTGCAGTTCGGCAATAATGGTGTATTGCGGCATCATTGCTGAACCAAGAATATAAATGCAGCGTCCAATGCTGGACGGATTCATGGCTGCAACTGTTGACTGTGTTTTAAGAGTGTCGATTTCTTTGCTCTGTTCCTCAATAATTTTGGCTGCGTCAGCGGTGATTTTTGCAATGGTCAGTGCGTGAAGTGCTGCCATATGTTGGCTACGCTTCACGGCATCTTTAGCCATTTCATCTTCCGCTTCTGATATTTTTTTTAATGTGTTGATAATGCCTTCTTCTTTTGTGTTCATTTTATATCTCCGTTATTTACGTGTGCGAATACCTCCGCGAATGCGGATTGTTTTTACATTTTCTTATTTAACCTGTGGTTTTATTTGCTCTGTTATTCGCCAGTGAAAAAGCGTTCAATCTTTTTTACTGAATGAATAATTCGCATAATCCCAATGGCGCAGGCCACAGAAATAATCAGAACAAGCCATGAGATAAATATACTCATGCGATATTCCCCAGCTTATACGGTTCAATATGTTCCCCGCATTCTGCGGCACAGATTAGCTCGGAAAGTTCGTTAAGTGCATCCAGATCATCAGCGTAAAAAGCCACGTCATACAGACTCCGGATTGCCCTGGTCAATGAGTCACGGGCTGCACGTTCAGCATGAGAGCCTGATGCACTTAAGCGAAAATAAAAACGCTCAAGTGCTTTGTTGATGAGTGTTTTATATTCTTTGCCCATTGCAACACCCTTTAATCTGCTTTCTGAATTTCAGCTTCTGAATCCATGCAAATAATTTCGATATAGGGTTCATTGCCATTAGCCTGGCGCGCTTTTTCAGCTTTGCTAATGATTTCTCGTACGGTCTGGTACGGAAGTTCCACAAGCAGTCGCGTGCCGTTCAGATAAACGTAAGTGGCTTCGTCGGCTCCGTTTTTACCCGCCGGAGCCACTCCATCAATAGCGGATGCGCGTAATAACAGTTCACCGCGAAAATCAATAAAACGGATAAATACACCTTGTGCATGGTCTTTGGTCATAAAGCACCTGTTATAAATCAGCCTGTTTAATAAAACTTTGTCCGCGAAGCAGACGATCAACCGTGCGTAGTGCTTCGTATAATGTGAAATCCTGCCCGAACTGATTTTCGCCGCTGCTTAGAGCAAAAATGCGGTTTCCAGTAAACGGATTGCGTGGGCATTTGTGGACCACGATTCCAGCTTTCTCAATCAGCCAGGCATGCTCGCCGATTTGTTTTACTGGGTAGCCATCCGGCGTTGCGTGTGTATCACTCAGGCTGTAGCGGATGTTGCTGCGTGATGCACTGGTAGCGAAACGGTTAGCGTGACGTTCAGCACCATTACGAATGCGTGAATTACGTTGCTGTTTCATTTTAAAGACTCTGTACAGATTTAATTATTCCGGCATAGCGGCCGAACTCAAAATATTTGCGATTAAATCGCATCGCATTGTTTTCACGTTGTGCGGACTGCTGGTTCATTTTCGTTTGCCTCCGCACATGAGAATTACGCCGCTTAAGAGGTAACCGAAGTTAATTGATAGTATTACAATTAACATAAGGTCCAATTTGTCCATGCCACACATAATTACCCTCATTGCAGTAGTTGTGGTTTATCAGGTTTCTCACCCGATAAACCAGATAACAAACGCTATAAACATCGCCCCAATAGCTGCCGGGAAAAGCCCTTTGGTATAAGCGGCGATATATTCAATGCTGAGTTCAATAAAGCGTTCTTCATGTCCCGTTAACTTACGAAACAAATAGATCGCTATTACGCCTATCTCAATAAAAACAAGGGTCAGAATGGCGCTGATGATATGGCTGGTCATTTATGACTAAAGCCCCAGCCACAACAACCATGCATCGCGGCGTTCTTTCGGTTGCTCAAAAAACGCTTTGCGCATGCCTTCGTTAAATGCTGGCAGATATACCCAGTTTTCTGATGCACGCGTCTTTACTGAACCTGGTTTCACAAAGTCAATTGTCGGTAGCTTTGCTGCGTCAATCATGGTTCTGACTGTGGATTCCTTGCGGCCGATCATCTTGGCGAATAGTTGATATGGCACCGCTTCAAGTGGATATGGTGCTACCTGAATGAAGCCCCCAAGCTCTGATTCGCTCATTGTGGTAATCTCCCTAATTCGTTCGAATGGCTCAAAATGGCTTATATCGGCTTATTTGAGTGTTTTTATGTTTGTGCCCGATGTGGCATGTTGCGATGGAGGATATGCCCGATATGGCATCTTTGTCAAGCATGGGTGAAAAATTTCGCCTGATTCGTGAAGCAGAAGGTATGACCCGCCAGGAGTTTGCGGATTGTGTTGGGCTGCCTTATGGGACGGTAACTAACTATGAGGTGAGGGGGAAGCAAGTAACAGAGGGTGCCTTACTTAAGGTTACGAAACACCCTAAATTTAAGAAATATGCTTATTGGTTATCAACAGATGAAACGATGCCGGAGGTTGGGCAAATTTCTCCGGCTCTCTCTCTTGATGGTTCCTGCAATTCGGAGGGAGATCGTGTTTCAACCGAAACAATCCAAAAATTATCCCGCTGAGGCCAGAAAACTGGTTAGACCTGCTTTTTGTCTGGTCTGATTATTGCTGGAAAGAGGCTGGAGAAATTGTAGAGCGGTTCATTGGAGGGCTTCGCAATGTCGATTAAGAAGCTCGAAGATGGTCGTTATTTGCTGGACATCAGGCCGAACGGACGCAAGGGAAAGCGCGTGCGTAAGGTATTTGACAAAAAATCGGTAGCGGTGGCCACTGAACGCTACATCATGGCGAACGCTGAAAAGCGGGAATATATACAGGGCTACCGTGATCGTCGAACGCTAAATGATTTGCTTGAGTTGTGGTGGATGTATCACGGCCAGCACAGGCGTAAGGCGGAAGAAGACCGAAAACAACTGCGCAACATAATCAATGAGCTTGGCGCTGATATGCAGGCTGTGGATCTTGATAAGCTAAAAATTATCGCGTGGCGTTCTCAAAAGATAGCTGATGGATTGAAACCGTCATCTGCTAACAGATACATGAATCGGTTATCCGGAATGTTTACCGTACTGAAGAAAATAGGCCTCTGGGATGCAGAACATCCGGTAAGGGGAATTTCTATTCTTTATGTATCTCCACGAGAAATGGCTTTCCTGTCCCAGAAGGAAGTGGCGTTATTGCTCGATACACTGGAGGGCGATTACTGGCGTGTTGCGCTTTTGTGTTTAAGCACGGGGGCGCGCTGGAGTGAAGCCTGTAAGCTTCGTGGTGAACAGATAGTTCATAACCGTGTAACGTTTCTTGAAACCAAAAATGGCCGAAAGAGAACAGTGCCAATTTCGCAGGCAGTTTGTGAGGCGATCAAAACCAGAGAAACAGGCGGCTTGTTTGAGGTGAAGTACCGGGAATTCTGCTTGGCGCTGAAAAGAGTTAAGCCCGATTTGCCAAAAGGCCAGGCTGCACATGTGCTGCGGCATACGTTCGCCAGCCATTTTGTGATGAACGGAGGAAACATTATTGCGCTTCAGAAGATTCTTGGCCACGCAACCATTCAGCAAACAATGGCATATGCACATTTTGCACCGGATTACCTGCAGGATGCGGTGGCCCTTAATCCGCTGAAAGGTGGCGTGAGTGTCCACGCAGTGTCCACGGGGGATTAATTTTATATAGCCTGAAACGGCTTAAAGGGCGATACTGAATAACAATTTTTCAGTATTGCCCGTCTAAATGGTTATGTTGTTATCTGTATGATTATGAATGTTTTTTCAGATTAAACAGCAGTTTGCAAATGGGCGTTTGTTAATAAAGGAGCCTTAGATTGTCAGAGACTGAAAAAGGGTTAAAAATCCTTGTTGATGAATATCAGGACGTTAACCTGATACAGCATGACATGACCCGCTTGCTATCTAAGTCGGATACGTCAGTTATGGCTGTTGGTGATGTTAACCAGTGTATTTATGAGTGGCGTGGTGCTCGACCAGACTTTATCGGCGGACTGTTTGAAAAGCACTACCCGAATACGAAGGTGTTTCAACTGTCATGCACGTTCAGATTTGGCCATGAGCTTTCCTTGATGGCTAACTCGGTAATTCGGCGCAACTCTACAAAGCTGACCAAGCTTTGTGTCAGTCATCCTAGCACCCCCAAAACAGAGGTCAGATTGCACTTTGATAACTGCCTATCCAAGGTGCTATCAAACCTCTCGGTGAGCAGTGGAACACAAGCCATATTGTCCCGCACTAAGGCGAACCTTGCTGAGGCGGAAATTACTTTACGCCTGTGTGGGCTACCTTATCGCTACCTCAATGGTTCAAGCGCATTACACACCCGCACTGAAATCGGGATACTGGTAGTTGGCGTCTTGCTGTCTGTGTACGGCGATCTGCGGCTACTGGAAAACCATCCCAACAAACAAGCGATTGTTTACGGCTTTCTGAAGGAGGCTGGTTTTAGCTGGCAGAAAGGGCAATTCAAAGCGGCGCTCAGTGGATTGATGGCTCCGCACGCCGACCTATGGTCTGCTCTAGGCCAGTTATTCGAGGGCGCACAAAACCAAAAAGATCGGCTGGGCAGGCTCGCCACTATCTGCCAGAAAGACGGAGAGGAAACGCCTGCTATCGATGTGTTACTACGCCTGCGTATGGAGGGTTTCATTGATAGTGTTGGCTCTGAGGGTGTAACTCGCACTGGATCGAACGACCAGCAACGAGGGGTCAAGAGGATCGAGGAGCTACTTGTCTCCAGTAAGATCGATTCCCGCACGTTTTTAAACCTTATCTTGAATCCAGGCGAGGCTGCAACTGACTGCGATCCCTTCATCCTTTCCACACTGCATGGTTCCAAGGGGCTGGAGTGGGATAACGTAATACTGGTCGGGCTGAATGAGCAGGAATTTCCTGGCGGCAAACCCGATGATGTTTACAGCGTTCGCACATCGATGAACACCCCTCCGACCGAAGAGGTAATCGAGGAGGAACGTCGGCTGTTTTATGTCGGTATCACTCGCACAAAACAGCAGCTAAATCTGGTTGTCCCTCTTGATGAAGGGCTTGCGCGGTGGCTCAAAAACCGCTGGGATAGCACCCCGAAGAAGTCACCGATAGCTACTCGCTTCGTCTATGAGGCTGGCTGGACTGCTTGTGCGGTTACCAGTGATGCGATCTATAAAAGCACGGTAGAGAAACAGAAGGCTGACTTCAGCAAGTTTCACCAATGGTATCTAAGAGATCTTCAGCGGCTAAAAGTCTAGGGCTACCGATACTTTTCGATTTCAGACAGGTGCTCGTTATCCAGATCAATTGTGGCTTTTCTTTCAGAAGCGAGCTTCTTCGCTCGCTTTGCATACTGAAGCCCCTTGGCTGGCTGCTCTCCGCGTAGGATCTGTTCAGCCTGCTTGTGCGTATTCCGGTGAAGTTGAACAGTGATTCCGGAAAGTATGCGGACAGGGATTCTTCGAGCAGAAGCTGAGCTTTGAGGGGAGGCATCTTTTCGACTCACTGAACAAGCCAGCAGCCAAGCGCAGCGCGGCAGTTGTGGATCCAAGACGTTGGAACAGGACGGTTCATCTGACATCAGAGTACGTGCACTGAGGTGTCCGGAATCGGTGTACACGCAAGCCGGAATCAGCGTTCATTTTAAACCGGAATAGGTGTTCATTTTCGACCGGAATATGCAGCTTGCTCGTGCTGTGCCCCAGAAAGCGTTCGTACTGCTCGTCAGATACCTCAGTGCCGATCAGTCGTTCGATCCAGCCGCTTTTCGGCGGGTTACTTACGCCCAGCGCAAGCAACTGCTTTTTTCTGTACCCACTATTTCCGGTGCGGCCGGCTTCAATCAAGGCTTTGGTTAGAACTACAGCCATTTGGGGACTCTCATACACAAACCTGAACCATGCGGGTCTGATTGGCGGTCAAGATAGCAGCGCATCGAAATCAACACTGAACTCTGCTTCTAAGAACTCAATCGTGGCTGGTTGGCTATCGAGCGATGCTTCCCGTGTAGACTCCAGTGCGCACTCCAATCGACGCAGCAGGGTAAACGGCAAAATGATCTTGCCGAAGTCGGTATGCTTGAAATCCCCCCCCCCACAGGTCTTCCGCGTTCTTCCAAATGAAATCAGCTTGCGAAGCAGCCGAACCTACGAACTCTGCCATCTTGGCCTCCAACCAACTTTTGCACGAAACGGCACATCATCCAAAAGAGGGTTGTCAACCAAGTTTTGCACAAAACGGACTTTGATCCATTTCTAACTAAAATCTACAATCCAACCTCAGATTGCAAATAGCCGAAAAATTTAACACCGACGAAAGGCCATACCTTCGTTAGTGTGCGAAAGCCGCTTGCGAGCGACGGAATAGGTGAAAGCTTTAGTCAGGGTTAATTACCCTGTCTGCGGTGATGGGATGGCTCAGGCGTATATCATCACTCCTTCCAAAGTCCGTACACACTCTTTCAGCCTTTGCAGAAATGCAGGGCTGTTTCATATCAGACAAGCGCAATGAAATTTTCAAATGCTTTCCAAAAATTCAAAGGCCTTAAGCTTTATCTGTATCTTACGGTCCCCGCACGGAAAGTAACTTTCCTGAACAGAAACCGCCTTGCCAGCCTTAACTTTCTAAACGGTTAAAGTTACACCAGGCTGTAAATGGTGAAACAGTTTTTGAAGCCCATGAAACACCGCTGTCGGAAAGATAACTAGCCCCAAGACGTCTAACTTCTTTTTGATGTAGAGCTAATTCTTTCGGATCGGCAATATCTTCCACCACGCTCATCATGGCCATCTGAACTCCGGGAGATGCCATTTTATAAGCTGTCGAGCTTGCAACTGAATTTTTCAGGATTGCCACTCTTTCTTTTTCTGGTCGTCCATTGTCAGACGTATTCGCATAAGTTGTACCGGCAATCAACAACGGAAGGCTGGCATTGGCACAGAAATGCATAACGCGTTTTTGCTGGAGCTGTAATTCAGTGGCTGCAAATGCTTTACCACATCCGAGGATTCCCAGAATCATAATTAAAGCTGTTTTATTCATAAAATTAAAACCGTCCTTTTTAGCTCTTTAACTGTTGCGGTTATCTCGGTGTGGATATTTCTGAAGTGTATGATACCCACTTACCTGAGACTGCCAGTATACTGGCTCAGGTATTAAACCTAAGAGGTCTGGTGCACCGGTTTTAACCTTTTCATTTCGCTTTTATCTTGTGCCAGGCTCTTGAGTCAGAATTTAAAGGTTTGTGGCATGCAGGTTTTACTGCCAGGTTTAGGCACAACCTGGCTGTCACCCTTCATTGGTCCTGAGCAAGGCCCTGGTATTCTGCCCAGCGTACGGCCAGCCGCTCTAAGTCCAGATCGTACACCAGCGGTGTGATTTTACGGCCTTCAAACAGCTCGCCCACCTCAATGCCTGGCTTAAAATGAACGGTCAGGGTGGCCGGATCTATGCCCATAAGATCGGCATCAAACAGCGCATGCATTGTTGGAGTCATCAGGATGCCATTAGACGGATTGTACCGGGTTCCATGTTCAATGTGTGCCGCATCCAGGACACCTCCATTAACCCAACCGGTTACCGCACAACGGCCTGCGAAATTCTCGATGAGCAGAGCTTTGAATTTACCCTGTGCCACGCCACTACGTTGCGTCACTACGCGCTCGCAGTGCTCACCCTGGATATCTACGTCAGGTTTCCGAATTGGCTCGCTGGTGGCCGTCTCAGCTTGTTTTAGGGTGGAACGTGGATAGGCCAGGTTATATGCTGCGCCTGTGGTCATTTGCTCGATGACCGCAGGCGCATAACCTTCTGCTTCCAGCTTACGATATGCAGCCCGGTAGTCTCTTTGGGTTTTCAGCGGGTAAATCTTCCCGCCTTTACCATCGAAAGCGATAAACCAGAAATCGTCCGTGCCAGTTTCAAGATTTCTGCAACGTTTCAGATGCCATCCGCCTTCTCTCGCCCAGATGGTACGGTTATTTCTGGCATTCGTTTTGTCATACCCGTGCTCGTCAAGCCAGCTATCAAAGCTGGTCAGCCCCAGGTCCTGAACCTCCAGAGAAGGTACACGAATGACCTGCAAGGTATGGCGTGGTCTTGGCTCTCTCATCTTGATCTCTTCCTAGCGCTGGTCTGGGAAATACGGATATTGCGGGCCATATTCATAATCATGCGGGCCTGGCTCAACTTCCCAGAATGGACGGCCGCTAATTGTCTTTGGACCGCGCTCGTTTACGATGTCTTCTACATCCTGAATATTAAATGGCATCGTTGCCAGTAACAGCTGATCTTCGGGTGTCAGCGTCACAGTTGCACCGTCGATACGGCTGTAAAGGTCGGCAAACTGTTTACCTGCACCGTGCAACCGGTGCTCCGCTACACTTCTGATTGCGTGTAAGTCCAGCTCCGCCGCTTCCATGCGATCCACGTATAGTTTCATTTCTTTACGCAAAGCGCTCAGCTCACGGGTTTTAATAAATCCGTAGGCGTACCCACCCAGGGCGATAACTGCAATGATTGCTAAAATAGCCATTTATTTTCTCTTACGTTACTGCGGCCGCCGCTTTAGTCTTAATGTGAAGCCTGGGAATTCGCTGAATGAAGAATACGTTTTCACCCCCAGACCGACAGCTGTTAAGGCGCGATCCCAACACTCCATTTGTAAGTATCAGGCCCATCTTCTCCGCTGGTGGCATCAGCTACAATCTGTGCATAACGTTCTCCAGCAAGTTCTCTTACCATCTGATCCACGACCCATTGCAGATGATGCATTTCATCGGTTCCGCCGTAACGACAAGCCAACTCAATAGCCCGCTCTATTCTTTTTTGTTCTTCAGTCATACTGAATCCTCACGCTTACATCAGCTATTCTGAAAACATGCACACTATAAATTGCGGCTGTCATTTCTCAGCCAGGCGCCTGCATTGCTGCCTCATTCCATCAAAAATACTTTCCGCAAGCTGCTGGGGGAACTGGTCCGGAAGAAGCCCGCTAACACGTTCAATGACACCCGGGGTTCTGGCGATGATTTCCTCTATCATCGCCTCTGTCTGCTGTTTACTCAGGCCGGTTATCTCACCATGCCTGATCCAGTGGCGTCGTTGTATTCGATATATCTGGTAATAGTTGCTACTGCCACGTACGGCCATCGCCAGTTTGCACTTCTGCCAGGATATCTGATTGTTCCCATGACCGATCACCGGCCATGCCGACAACACATCATAGTTTGGTGTAAGGTGATAACGTCCCTGTGGCCCAATAGAAATACTGAAATTTTTAGCGTGGCCATCTGTTGCGGCCATCATCCAGAAAATTATCTGCGTCATAAAAAACTGCGCTTTGTCACGCTCAGCACGGTCTGAATTACTCAGAACCTCCATAATTTCCGATATACCTGGCCCGCCGTCCGCCTGATATTTTCGTAATGGCGAAACGCCCAGGGCCTGACACATATCCTCCTGGGGTAAACGAATGATCCATTGTCCGTCTCCTGACCATTTTCGGTCAAAACGTTCTACCACCAGCGCTTTCTGATCTTCAAAGTGAGCAATCTGCGTTCTTGCCACGGGGAGCCCGTACTGGCCGAGAAGTACCGAGCAGAGCCATTCATTTTCAACCGACGAGCTCATGTCGGCTTTCATGTTCCCCACAAGTCCGAGCGGTAGCTTGAATATATGCGTCGTTGGTGTATTACCCTCCGGCATACACCACCGATCTTCATGCCACAGTAGGGCTGTTTTCTCCTGAGCACCGGCAATAGATAAACGTAAGTCGTCGTTATCTTCTGGCCTGCCCGGTAGCAATGTCTCCGTGGTATTACGCAAAGTTGCCGCAATTTCTGATTCAGTAAGCGGGTGATACTTCACGGAATATAAATCAGTGGGTTCATCTCCGTCATGAAGCAGCTGTATCGCGCCCACGCAGTCTTTTCCCAGCTCCGTCAGCAGATCAAAAGGCTCCAGGCTATCGGCCTTGTAACGCATTGCCAGACGTCTGCGTATGCCTTCGCTGTCCGGCAGTAAATTATCAAAATAGTCACGTACCACATTTCCACGCCAGACCTGGTTCCCGGGAGTAAAAGGAAGGGACAATGACAGCGGCCTTCCCTGTTCGTCAGCAACCCATTCAGGAAGGTATTCTAAGCTGTCTACCCCTTTGCTTTTTTCCCAGTACCCGACTTTGATGCCGTTCATCCAAATTACCAGACGTTGCTGTTTCCGGCTCATATCGTTACCAATCCTCCTGTCGTGCAGGTGAGTTTGATTTAAGCATTTCTTCCGTCTGCTTCCTCTCTGAAGAGGTGGTTGCCGAGGAGAAGCTGATTTTTACGCCCAGGATGGAAAACACCTTGAATAGCCGTTCAATGCTCGCACTGGCAGGGTTGGCTTCCAGACGTGAGTATGTCTGTTGAGTGACGCCTAACCTTTCGGACAGGTCTTTTTGCGTCAGGCCATTCGCCTTGCGAAAACCAATGAGCAAGGGACGCAGCTGGTTGAGCGTGTTTAACGGGTAATCATTATTGATCATAAGCTGGCCTCAGTAGTTTCCTCTGATACACCTTGCAGGCTGTTTCCTAAACATACACCCTAAAAGCTGTAATATCAAATTAACAGCCTAAAAGCTGTTAAATAGGGCGTACAACTTTTAGGCTGTTACTATGTGGCAGCATAAATCTTGTTAGCGATACAACTTTATTGTCTCATCGCTCCTCTTTGCAACCAGCTACATACGATCATAAGTGACACAACATTAATATGAAGCGACATTCACCAAATGAACCTTCGTCATTTCAGATAGTTAGCTTACTTGCATGTCCTCATCCCATGAAGGGGAGGGCCTACCCCTGGCATCGAGCAAAACTGACCACCCTGCCCTTATTAAGACCCCACATGCGGCAATGGTGCCCTGTCCACGCCGCCCGCGATTTTTGAGGAAATGGGAAGAAAATAAAAAGAAAACAAAAAGTTATCGGCTGAAGTATCGGCGCAGATCGGGAATCAGGCGAAGCCTGACAGCACGTTGGGGCCTGGCAGGGGGCTTGAGGGATGAGGACATGCAACTCTGATAGCCTTCCCGCCACGGGGTCGGTTAAATTCGTATCCGGCCGGTGCAATTCCAACGGCCGCGTTACCAGTTCGCCGGGTAGCATGGCCAGCAAAGCCAGGCATCGAGCACCCGGGTTTCACTAACGGCCGCTGCATAGACGCCGGTATCCGGAAAGAAATAAACCGGGGTGGCGTTGTTCAGCTGGTCGCCTTCATCGGCCAGAGCGCCGATCACCTCATGAGGCTTCAGCAGCATATCCGTTAAATATTCATCCGGGTGGATGGCATTCAGCGATATGGCCATCTCCAGAAATTCATCCAGTGTGTGGCGGGTACGATACCCCCGGAAAACCTCGTATGAAGGCGTGACGCATTCACCATCCAGGGAACAGGCATCGTACCCGGCCAGCTGCTCTTCGGTGAGTCCGGAGGCATGCTTTGCCACAAGATTCGTAAACTGCTCTTTATCGTCCATCACAATCCTTACGCTGTAGGGGCCTGTTTGTGTTATCACTGCTTCCGGATTTTACATCGCACAACCCGGCAGGTATCCGGTCGCCCGGGCGTCCTTTGCGGTCATGTTAGCCTTTGGCCTGTATTACGACGAATCCCTTTCACTACACGGGCTCGCAGGGTGACACCTCCCCTTTTCACCGGAAGCGAAAGAGGAAGAACAGTTTAACAGCCCGGATCCTCAATAATTTTTGCATAACGGACTAAATGACCGGTTTATGCAGCCCCTGTTACTTACTGTCGCGGTAAGGATAAAACCCTGGTTATGAAACAGAGTTTGTATCGACGTTTAGGTTTTGGTTGAATGAGTAACTCTAAGCAACCGGAATATGACATGGCCAAAGTACAAGGGCTCTTTGTTGGATACCGAAAATTTGCTGTTGATCGCGAGTGGCTTCGGCAGCAGGAAGAACAACGTTATCGGGATCGCCAGCGACAATTTGATGAATGGTCCAGAAAATGGGTCACTGTAACTAGGCTAAAAGAGACTCGTTTATGGACTGACGGAGCCATCAGGCGATGGCTGGGTGAACCTCAGCAACAGGGTAAATATAAAGTTTTCCCCGTTGAAGCGGTTTTGGCTGCTGAGAAGTTGAATGAGTTTCAGCTCTGGCTTAAACCCCGGCTGGAAAAGAAACGTGCCCAGCATCACCACTTTTTAATTCCATTTCTGTAAAGTAGAAACAACGACAGTTCCGGCTGCATTCAAGGCTTCGGCATCTGGTCAGAAGTAAAGCGCCATTTTTCATTATAAGGGAGGTTAGATAGTGGAAGGTATTGAGACACTGAGTTTGCGGCTTGATGAGAACGAAACTATGGCCCTTGCTCAATTTGTTAAACGTCTGAGCTGGAGCGATCTACGTGGTTGTGCTGTGAGTGACGAAGAAGCCTGGGTAATGAAAAGCGCAGTTGATAAATTACAACAGGCGTTAAGGGAAGAAGGTTATGCGCCTCGATGATGCAGGCTTCGTGTTATTTTCCGATGACAAATTTTCTTAAGGACTAAGTATGAGCCAGCACTGGTATGAGGTGAAAAGCAATCAGGGAATTGTTCAGGTGATGTTAGGCTGGGATCCACCTTTGCAGTGGTTTCATATGTGCATTGATTATGACATTAATGCAGCAGAAGACCCACTCTATACTAATCTGGCTGAACCTGATCCCTACTACGTTACTCCGGAATATCTGCAATTTGTACTTGAACGCTTCGAAATAACGGATATTGTAATAAAGCCCGATACCTCTGGGCTTTACGAAGAATTATTAATGGATCAGCTTTTAGACCGATAGCTAAGCTGCCAGCAACAGACGTGCTGACATAATCGTCACTTAACTGTAATGTCAGATACTTCAGGTACAAATGTCCGGACTCGTTTGAAACCTATCCAAAACTGTAAATATATTTTCGTTATAATATAACCTTAATTGAATTGCTTTCTAACAGTTCCCACTCTTCTTTTCTAAGTACATTTTTAATTATTGTTCCATTGGCAAGCGTCAGCTCATACTCCCTGTCACTATAAATAAGGTTTTTATTTTCGACTCGTCGAAAGCTGGTAATGGCAACCTTTCTTTATCCACCTAACGAATAATTATCTTTGATTTCTGCGAACATTTAAACTCCCGTATATTAACGTCTTAAAGACAACTGAACCTTCTCGGCCCTTTCTGCGCCCCGACTAATGATACTATCGTAGTTGTCGATTTCATCATCAGTTGGTGATTCTTCAGCTATCCATTTCAGGTACTTGATGCGGTCCATATGCTCCTCCCTGTACGATTTCCAGTGAACAAAGGCTCTACAGTATTAAGCTGCTGTAGAGCTCCTTTAACCATGCGAAAACTGTGCGTATTACAGGATGCCTAACCTTTTTGTTTCATCGATCCACGGTCTGAATTCTTCCAGTAAATTATCATATAACTTTTCATCGCTGATCGAACCGAAATCATCCATGGCAAAGAAGTGGGTGTTATCAACCCGGCGGTCAGTAAAGTCATCCAGATTTTTGAGGATACCGTAGCTTGAACCACCCAGGCCGACAAACTTCCAGAAGATGGGGTAGTTGGCAGAACGCCGGATTGCATCTTTAATCGCCCGGGTCTTGCTGATCCCGCCATCGGTAATAAATACAACATATACCGGGATTTTCGAGTCCTTAAAGTAGTCGACAATTTCTTCCATCACAGGGGGCTCATTGTTTGTCCCACCAAGTCCCGGCAGGTTCTCCCAGGCTGAACGCTTTCCAGACCCGCGAATGGACTGAATATATGTGTCCAGGTTGTCCAGTGTGACGTTTGGATACTTCTTGTGCTTCTCTCCAAATCCCCAGACATCCATTTCACCGTCGTCGTCGAACTGGGCGGCAAGAACGGCGATGCGGTCCAGCACAGACTGAACGTTGCCCTTACTGAACTGGCCACTCATTGAGCCGGATGCGTCAAGTACAAATGCAACCGCTGCCTCAAGGGTGTCCAGTTTATTTTTAGTGAGACTGACCGAGGCTTTTTTAGCGAGGCTTACGAGGCGCGGAGATCTGGTTTCAAGTTTCTTTTCCAGACTGATACGAGCGGGCTTTGCTGGCTGCGGAGCTGGCTGTGCGACATCAACGCCAAAGCTAATGGCCAGAGGCTCAAGACCACCGTTGAAACCCTGCCCGAGCGCACGAAGCTTCCAGGCGCCATTGTGCCGATATACTTCACCCAGGATGATTGCTTTCTCACTGCGGCCCTGAGTCTCAGCCTGAAAATCAGCGATACCAGGAGCCTGAATGCTCAATAAACTGAGCCCACTGATAGTATCTTCACCATCAATGACAACGGTGATCGCAATCTTACTGACGTTCGCCGGAACACGATCCAGTGCTATCTCAATGCTGGACTGCTGAGAACCGGTAACGAGCTTTACTGCCCCTTCAGGAGAAGACAGATTATTATAAAAGATAAAGTCAGAATCGCCGGTTACCTTTCCCTGAGCATTAAGCAGGAAGAGGCAGGTATCGGGTTCGCCTTTAAAGCCGGATTTGGCAGGGTACTGAAGATTCAGCCTGATCGCAGATTGCTGAAGCGGTATGTTTTGTCCGGATTGTAGATTCACATTAACTCTCCTGATTTTTGATTATTTTTAAAGCGCAGCGCTTATATATGTTCCCCAGGCTTAGTTCAGGACGCTGGATTTCTGGTGAGGCGTATATATGGTGTGACACCATATTTCATCACGCTGAAGTTTCTATACCTGTTGAACTGGAATTTTGATTGACCGGGTATCTTATGTTCCAGATCCCGTTCCTTCATAAACCGCAAAAGTAACATATATCAGAGGGGCATTCTGTTGATAAAAGGCACGGAATACCGGCTTTAACCAGCAACCAGAGATAAATCCGTTTCCTGCCTTTAAAAGGCTCAGGTCTGAATTAACATGACCTGCTTTCTGAAATTTCCAGTCCCCTTTCTACTACTCCCTCCTGAAAGCGGATCGCAACCAAAAAAAACCCCGGCATTGCCGGGGTATGATTCAGCGTTGTTTTAGATGTTAACGCCGTGCTGGGAGGCAAGAGCCGCCAGGCCACCGGCAAAGCCCTGACCGACAGCTTTAAACTTCCACTCAGCGCCATGACGATACAGTTCACCGAAGACCATAGCGGTTTCGGTTGAGGCATCTTCAGACAGATCGAAACGGGCAATTTCCGTGCCGTTGTCGTTGTTGTAAACGCGCATGAAGCTGTTGCTCACCATGCCGAAGTTTTGTTTACGCGCTTCTGCATCATAGATGGTAACGGCAAACACCAGTTTTTTGATATCTGCTGAGACTTTGGTCAGATCGATTTTGACCTGCTCATCGTCACCGTCGCCTTCACCGGTACGGTTGTCGCCCTGGTGCTCTACCGCGCCATCAGGGCTGGTTTTGTTATTGAAGAAAATGAAATGCGCATCTGACAGCACTTTACCGTCTTCGCCTACTGCGAACACGGAAGCGTCCAGGTCAAAAGCCTGACCGTCAGTTACACGGGCATCCCAGCCGAGGCCAACCATAGCGATATTCATGGTTGGTGCTTCTTTGGTCAGAGATACGTTGCCGCCTTTTACGAGAGAAACTGCCATTTTTAGCTCCTGCAAACAGTTGAATGAGGGCTGCATTAACAGCCCCGGGTGAAAAGTTACTTTTCGATCAGGACGCGTTAATGCCGTACTGAGCACATACAGATGCCAGACCACCAGCATAACCCTGGCCCACTGCGCGGAATTTCCACTCACCATTGTGGCGATACAGCTCGCCGAACAGCATGGCAGTCTCAGTGGACGCATCTTCGGTCAGATCGTAGCGAGCGACTTCAGTCTGGTTATCGTCATTGACCAGGCGAATAAACGCACCGGATACCTGACCAAAGCTCTGGCGACGAGCCTGAGCATCATGGATAGTGACAACGAAGATGATCTTGTCAACATCAGACGGGACGGCGTCCAGTTTAATTTTCAGCGATTCATCATCACCATCACCTTCACCGGTACGGTTATCACCGGTATGGGTTACGGAACCGTCAGATGACGTCAGGTTGTTATAGAAGATGAAATCTGAATCGCCGCGCACTTTGCCATTTGCGGCCAGCAGGAATGCTGAAGCATCCAGGTCAAAGTCCTGACCGTCTGTTGAACGCGCATCCCAGCCAAGGCCCACCAGGACGTTTTTCATTGACGGAGCTGCTTTACTCAGGGAGACGTTCCCGCCTTTGGAAAGAGAAACACTCATAAAATAACCTCTTCGATTAGTAATTGTTCAGGTTAACACTTCAGGGGATCAGCTCCCCTTTTCCTCAGATTCAGGTTTGCCCGGGAACATGACGCTTGCGAGAATGCCCAGCGCCAAAACACCCAGTACAACATACAGGCTGGTTGTCGCCGCGATGCTGTAACCATGATGCCAAATGTGATCGGTCGCATTCAGGCCCAGTTTTGCCGCGATGAAGAACAGCAGCACGATAACGGCCTTCTCCAGATGAACCAGGTACTGTTTCAGTGCTTCAAGGACAAAGTACAGAGTACGCAGGCCCAGGATAGCAAACATCATGGCACTATAGACGATAAGCGGTTCACGACTGACGGCAATGATTGCCGGTACCGAGTCAAACGCAAACATAACATCCGAGAGTTCAACCACGGCCACACACAGGAACAGAGGGGTCGCATACAGCGCCGCCTTTTTACCACGGCCAATGGTGACATCGCTGTTTTCTGGTTTCGCCAGTTCAGCATCCACTTCCTTCTGGTTAAGCAGGAAAGCATGACCTCTGAGCTTCGGCCAGATAGGGAAGAAGCGTTTAACCATGCGGTAAGCCAGATGCTGGGAATAATCCTCAATTTCATCATCGTCATCACCGCTTTTAAGCATCATGACCGCCGTCCAGGCGACGATGATAGCGAAGACAACTTCAACATACGGCCCCAGACTCAGCAGGCTCGTACCGATGGCGACAAAGATGCCCCTGAAGACGATGGCACCAATGATCCCCCAGTAGAGAACACGGTGGCGGTAACGATCAGGAACGGCGAACCAGGAGAAGATGGCCATCATGACAAACAGGTTGTCGACCGACAGCACTTTCTCCAGCGCATAACCCGTTACAAACAGGCTGGCAACCTCAGCACCGTGGTGGATGTAGAGGAAACCGGCAAATGCCATCGCAACCACAACCCAGAATACGGACCAGAGCGCCGCACTCTTCAGGGAAATGGGCTTGTCATCACGGTGCATAAACAGGTCAATAAAGATGGCACCGACTGAAAGCGCAATGAAAACAATGACCGTTTCAGTCGGGAAGCCGATGTGTGTGGAAACCATATTTTACCCTTAGGGATGTGGATCAGAGGCCAAATTCAGCCGGGTCGAAGCCCAACGCGATAGCGATCTCGCGGGAGGCCAGTTTCTCGTCCTGATCGAAGTTACCGTCACTTTTCGCAACGGCAATACCAACACGTAAGGCCAGCTGAGCGGCCTCAGGCTGATCTTTCAGCGCCAGGATGTATTTCATGGTTTCGCCCTTGCCCATTTCAACATCGAATTCGAAGCTTGAACCAAGTTTATTGAAGACCTCACTAAACTCATTGGTATCGAAGACCTTCAGCTCTTCTGAAGATCGCAGAAAGCAAATCATTTACTGCTTTTCTTC